ACTGAACCCAATGATCTTTTTTATTATTAAATACGTCTTCATTATATACTACCTCTGTGATTATATCAAATGCTAGTGTTACACGTTGTCCTGATCCTTCGTATGGATCAGTAAAATGTTCTAACCAATTTGGAAATAATGTTACCTTACCTAGTTCATTCTGTGATGAATATAGTTTTTTACAGTATGGTATTTCATAATGAGTACTTGTATCATAATTATCTAAGCATATATGTCCTCCAAGATATGTGTAAGGACTATCCCAATGATGATGTTGTTTTATTGCTTGACCTTTCCTTAATACATTCGCCCAACATTGAACATATATTTTATCTTCCCAATCATATCCCAATTCAGTAACCATATTATCATGTGATGATCTGATGAGTTCTTTTAGGAAGTGTGCTTCACCCCACTTCAATACATTGTAGCAATTAGATCGAGATGTTAAACTATTCTCACCCAATCCTGTATTCCAATCGTGTGTATATGGATTACCCTCTATGATTTCTTTTTCTTTTGATAATATAATTGATTTTAAATCACCAATATCTACAAAGTTTTCATACACCCAATAATCAAATACTGGTGCAAATTTAGTCTTTGGTGGATCGCTTTCAAATTGAATTAGTTTCATGCCATTGATATAAATTGACTCATAGCATACCTACCCGTTCCTTCTACGGGTGTCACTTCATGCCATAAGATCGATGGAAATATTACAAGTGAATTATTTAGGCAAGGTATGTGAAGTCGTGATTCTATAATCAAATCTCCACCAGTAAATGTTTTAGGTATGTCATGGAAGTATGAGATAGCAGTTATAGTTGTTGAGTCTATGTGTTGTTTGTAATGATTGCCTTGATTGAAATAATGTATCTTAGTATTATCCTCAGATGATTCTGGAATGTATCTAAAAAATGTATGCAGTCCCTCCAATAGGGTTACAACTTCTGTTGAAAATAATTTTCTATTAACTCTCAATATATTTGACTCATCCCTTCTCTTATCATAGAAACTATCTAAGTGTAGTCCTTTACCATCTTTTAATTGAACACCATCCCTAACAGCAGTACCAGGACCATATGGTTCACCTGGTTTTTTAAATATATTATCATCTTTAAAGTAATGTAGTTCTTTCATAATCAATTCAAGTTCTTCCTTATCATAGAAGTCTTGAATAAAAACTACTGGTAGATTAGATACTAAGTTAAAAATAATGTTTTGCACCTTGTATATCCCTCACGTTTTTCAGACGAAACATAACTCCTTTTTGGATATGTTTTGTGGCAGGTTTTAATTGAAACTCATGCGAACATCCATGA